GACACGATAATCTGCAGTGCTCCAGCGGCATATGCGTATCCCTTGTAGTTGTCTGCTGAAACATTTACGAACTCTCGGACAGCATCCGAGGTCTCCCGGCACTCATCTAGGTATTCGTTAAACTTGTCTTGTGCGGATTTAGCCATTTGTTTCGCTCCTTGCTATTCACTATACCTATAGTATACGACCTTTGATCCAATCTGTCAACCAAAAGAAGAAAAACCCTACAGACCGTAGGGTTATCTCGAATATACAGCGAAACGGTTAGCGTCCTGTTTCCAGGTCGTTGACTGATCCCATCGGCGCCCACGTGGACCACGATATACGATCCTGAAGTCACCTACGGGTTTCAAGATCTTCTTCACACGATCCAGTTCCTGGATAGGAATGTTCTTGAATAGGCTAGATTCTCCTGCGGGGCTCTGATATTGAGCAAGGAAGATCTTGTTCTGGTTGCTGAGGCAGAACCAAGTGAATTTATCCATGTCAGCCCACCAGCAGCCAATAGGCCCCTAACAAGGTACCGTAGATCGCCACAGCCTGACCCATCTGCTTGGCAGTGTCAGACCACAACCATTGACTGTATTCTTCAAGTTCTTTTTCGTTCATCATTCCACCTCTTCGATAGTTAATGTTCCGTTGATGGCCCACACATAGATCATCAATCCCAACATGGCCGTAGCAGCGATCAGGCCGCTACGTTTCAATACTTCCAGTAGTAGCTTGGTCTTAGTCATAGCTCCCCTTAGTCTAAACGTGAGCCACTGTAGATCTTCTCGAGACCTAGCTCTTCTTTCATGACCTTGGCGTAGGCAGTGGCCCCATGCTCAGCAGCATCAACGCTCTGGCCTCGCCACCATTGATTCCACAGTTGTAGTCCACCTGAGTAGCTCTTGCGGAATCCTACTTCTGCCAAGGCCTTGCCCATCTTGCTGTTGCTGCGGACGTCATAGACGTTGACCCAAGCGAATCCGCAGGCGCCACCATCGCGGCCACCCATGTGCTGGTCTGCGAATGCCTGTGAAGCCTTGATCGCTGCGTCCAAGGCCTTGACGTGGGCCATCTGTACCTTGATCGTTTCGAAAGTTGCCATTTTACGCTCCTGTTATCTCAGTATCATTATTCTAACACCAACGGTCCGATCTGTCAACCAATCTAGGAATAACCCTATACGATGGTGGGTTTCTTTTCAGCCCGTTGGTCCCAGATCTTGTAGCTGTGGTTCACACGTACCCAGTTTGCGAACGATTGTGGATCGTTCTCGAACCACGCACGGAGATCGCTGCTGTCAATGTCCTCATTGCTGGTAAACACGTAGATTTCGTAGTGCCTCTGGCTATTATACATGGCACGCAGCTTGAGAGCATAGAGGGGAGTGCTCATGCCCTTGTCCACCTTGCGGCTAGCTTTGATACTATCGAAGAGATGGTTCTTGGCCCAGTTGTCGGGATGATGCTCAGTGATCTCTTCGAGGTGCTCTACACCCTCGCAGTCCCAGGAAACTAACCAGTATCTCATGCTGCCTGCTCCTCGTAGCTCTTGACCATCTGGTAAAGCACACATAATTCCTCGCAGTCGTCCTGCTCCCATTCTCCCTGCCAGTCTACGAATTCTGTGTGTAAGGGCTCTCCGTAACCACCGTCATAGAGTATCTCTTGGGCTTGATCCCACGAGTCTGCTTCGATCTCGTAGACCTCGTTGATGATCGCAGTTCGGCTGACCGTGAACTTGTATCTCTTATTGGTCGTAGACATTGGATTTCGCTCCTTGTTATCTATGCGTCTATTATACGATCAAAAGAATGCCCTGTCAATCGCAGGGCATCTGGTTTACACGCACACGTAAGCAGCGGGGCCTTAGGTGCGTCGAGGCTTGGCTCTGATCAGCTGTGCTTCTTTACGTAGTTGCCCGGCCCGCTTATACATATCGTCTGCGGCTCGGCTTAGGTCTTCGGCTCTATGATAGGTTAGATCAGTGCCACCGAACTCACGGCTGACATAATATTCGCAGAGACGATTACGGATCATAGTAGGTAGGTCCATGCCGTGATCGTCAGGACAGATAAAGCGTACAGGGCAGCGCCCCCATCCACCGTATCTAACAAACTCTGCGTAATAGCGTCTATGGTCTTTGTTATTTGGATCAAAGGCCACTAAGGGCCTTTGTAGGAATTCCAGTCTGCTCATGGTCAGCTATTTATGGTCTCGAACGGGTCGAAGTTCTCTAGCTCTTGGGCGTAGAGCTGTGCTTCGAACTGGTCGACGGCCATGTCCGCCCAGTCTGTGTCCTCGTCGATGAGCACACCGTCCTCGTCATAGAAAGGATCTTCAACGATCATACCGTAGCTCATTTAGCGACCTCCTTGGTGATCTGTTGGATCTTCTGTACACCTTGATCTGCGTAGTGAGCCACTCCGGTGAATCCGATAGTTGCTACCACTACTCCCGCAATGAATGCTGCCAAGTGTGAAAACATCTTACCGCTCCTTTCTGTGTCTGTATGTGTAAATTATACTGCCAAACAGTTGCTGGGTCAAGTGTGGCATTTCTGCCACACCCCCAGGCACTTACGCCGTTTCGGTGATCGCTTCGTAGATCACAGTCTGTCCGAACGGAGCCTGTGCGTCCTTGTTGCCTTTAACAACGAAGATCGTATCGCAGTAGTCCTCGTCACCCCAACCGCCGCATGGATAGCCGTCCGTGAACATAATGAACTTCTTGGGCTGGATGTCGTTGTCTTTCATGAACTGCCAGTTGACTTCGAAGTCCGTACCACCACCGCCTTGAGGTTCATATTCTTCCAGCTCGCCTGCTTCGTCATGCGTGATCTGACGCCAATTGTAGATCTCTGTGTCGAAGCACCACAAGTTGATCTTGAAGTCCTGGTATTGGTCCATGATGCCCTTGATCTCGCTCAAGAAAATACGAGCATCTTCGTCACCGATTGAACCTGACATATCGATACTGATCGCGACATCGATAGTCACGTCCTCACGCAGACCTGGAAGCACCGCACCACTATGGGCACTCTTACGGTTAAAGCGTTGGAACGAATAGTCGTTGCGGATGATGCTCTGGATCTCTTGTTGGATCAACTGACGCCAGTTCATCTTAGGCTCAGTCAAATCCTTGATCAAGCGTTGGATACCTGCGGGCACTTTACCAGCACCTGCGGCCGCGGCACTCTGGATCATGGCCTGCTTGATCTCATCACGGATCTTCTGAGCTTCTTCCTTGCTCATGCTAGGCTTGCCCTTCTTGCCATCCTTGTCGCCAGCACCAGCACCTTCTTGTTCCTTGATGTGCTCGTCAAGCAGATCACCCAGTTGCTTGAGCAGTTCTTCCATAGGAATCTTTTCTGCCTTAGCATAGAGCTCGTCGTAGATCTCTTCCCAAGCCATGCCACGATACTTGCTGTCAAGACAGATCTTGACTTCAGTGATCTTGTCGCCGATACGCTCGTCCACAAGGATCTGATTCACAGCGTAGTCTTGTGCGATGTTCGCCAGTTGCGGATCACGCGAGCCTAGTCGACTGAAGTGATCAAAAACGCAGTGGAGGATCTCGTGTGCGAACAGAAATTCTAGTTTCTTGACTGACAGCTTCTTGACGAAGTCGATGTTATAGTAAAAGTTGCGACCGTTAGTTGCCGCAGTAGGACACCAGTCGCTGGCGTCGATCAATTGCATCCTCGTCGCCATATTACCAAAAAACGGAGCCTTGAGTAGCAGGCCCACTCGGGCGGTTGTGAGTTTCTCGATGATTGCTTGATCTGACATAGTTCGCTCTCCTTAGTATGAAACAAGTATAGCACACCTGGGTAGGGTTGTCAACCAACTTGGATGTTGCGGAAAAGCCACACCCAGGATCTACTTCTTAAACCGCTTCAAAGGCTAAATACTTTCATGAGTATACTATGCTATCACGGGTGTGGTCAACCCGCTACCCACAGGACCAAAACCAGCAGGGCTACCAAGGGCCCAATTGATCAGTGTGCGGCCAGTGCCAATGCCTGCCCTGCGGTCAAAGAAAGGAAACGACAATCCAGTTTATCCAAATACGGAACTGAGTTTCCCTGGCAGACTGACGAAGTTAAAAAGAAAAAAGCCGAAACTAACCTCGCCAAGTATGGCACCACGGTCAGCATAATGAGTCCTGAGATACAGGCCAAACGGAAGAAGACAATGTTAGATCGTTACGGTGTTGAACAACCTACCCTAAATGATAGCATTAGAAAGAAAGCAGCCGAGGGAATCAAACAGGCTTATGTCGATGATCCCACTCTTTCTAAAAGACAAGTACAATCTAAAAGAGACAAGTATGGTGAAGACTTCACAGAACCAGTTGCGAAAGGCAGGGCCACACAGATAGCCAATGGTAGATGGGTTGATCCCCAGTTGCGTACACCCTGGGCCCAATACAAGTTCCGTGTCAAATATCTAACATCAAAACTCTATAAGAAACACAAGGACCTCATCAATCCCGATGACCTACCCATAGGTGTATGTGATTACCAGATAGATCATATCTATAGCATCCGGCACGGTTTCGAGAACGGTGTAGACCCTGAGATCATTGCCAGCCTACCTAACCTCCGCCTGCTATGGCACACAGAGAACAAGAGTAAACATATCCGCAGTGATCAATCCTTAGAGGCACTCCTTGAAGCCGTTAAAAAAGGGGAGCACCGCTGAGAACGGCACTCCCCACAACATCCGTAAAAGACCGGAGGTCTAGTACGGTCCCTACGGATTAATTTTCCATGGCGGAGAGCACATAGCGGCCGAAACGCTTATGAAAATCATCGAAGGATTTCATCTTCGTTGCGTCCAAGGGCAGGTCGTAGTTAGTAAGGGCAGTCTTGGCACCCATCACAACCAGCTCAGTCGGGAAGTTATCCATCATGTAGCGGAAGAAACGGTCCGCCATGTCGTCCCAACTCTTAGCCTTCTTCTCAGCACGGTCTTTCAACTCGTAGCAGAGCGAAGTAGTCAAGGTATACATGGCACTAACTTCCTTGATAGCCAAGTCCTTGACCTTACCGTCGAGGATGTCTTCTGCCTTGGGCAGTTTACTCGCGATCTTGCGGTGAGCCATGAACTTGACAGCAAGACCGTCACCTACAGCACCTGCGATCAGGTTGTGAAGCGTGTCAGTGTCAGTGTCTTCGTCGTTGAGCAGATCGCTAACGAAGCACCATGAACGCGGAGTAGCGAACGCCTTAGAGGAACTCTTAGGATCGAAGTCGTAGAGGTCCTGCTTGGCGAAACCAACATAACCAACTACCTCTGGGTGGATCTTGTTGAGCGTAGCCCAATCTTGCCAGTCGTCGAAGTCCACCTTGGCTTCCAAGTGAACGAAACGGTTAGCCAGCGGAGCAGGCATACGGTAGGTAACACCACGGTCACCTTCGCGGTTACCTGCGGCAACGATGTCCACACCCTTAGGCAGAACATAAGTTCCAACACGGCGGTTAAGAATCAACTGATAGGCCGCGGCCTGAACAGCAGGAGGAGCAGAGTTCAGCTCGTCCAAGAAGATCACAGCAGTAGAATCTGGATCGATAGGAAGTTCTGCGGGAGGAGCCCAGACCATCTTGCCTTGGTCTGCGTTGTAGTAGGGAATGCCCTTGATGTCTGTGGGTTCCCAAAGAGCCAGTCGGACGTCAATGACTTCACGACCAGCGTCTTCACCGATCTGCTTGACGATGTCGGATTTACCAATGCCCGGAGGCCCCCACAGGAATACAGGACGGCGAGTTGCGATCGCCTTACGGATTGCTTTCTTGGCCGCCTTGGGACCCATTTGGCGGACGCTCATATCAGTGCTCTTAGCCATGCTTGACCTCTTTCTCAGTTAGTTAAAAACAAGTTGCTATCTCAGTATCATTATTCTAGCACCTTTCGGCGCAGTTGTCAACCGATGATTTTCACGTAGTTTAGTGCTGTTGTTTTATTGCCACGCTGGCTCTTGATCTTGCCCTTGATCTTCAGCTCCCCTTTAAGCTCCTCCTTGAACCAGAAGTCCACGAAGCTTTCACCCATGCGGGCATCGATCTTGAACTTATTGTATTCTTGAGAGTATCGGGTGCGCATCACTGTGATGTCACCAATGATCTGATCCCCTACAGCTCCGCGGAGCTGTTCCGAGGCATAGATCTCACGCTTGAGTTCAGTACGCTGCTGATCACGCTCAGCCACTTCAGGAAGGCATGAGATCACAGCGAAATCATAGAGATCGCGACCTGTGAACGAGTCTTTGATAGCGATCTTGAGCGCAGTCTGTTGGAACTCATTGAGCTTGCCTGCGATCATCATCAGAGTGTAGCTCTTGAAGTGATCACGATACCCTCGGCCCGCAGCGTAGTCAGCCTCTGTGACTTCGATGAAATCACTGGTACGCAGCCACTCTTTGACCAGGGCCTTGTTGGCCTTCTTGTGGAGATAGGGTGGAGTCGCATTCATCATCCACTCATCCATCTTTACATAGCCACCATTGATACGGTGCGCAGCAGCAGCACAACCCCAGACTTGATCTGCAGTAAAGGTCATAGGGGTTGGGTTAGTGTATCGTTTGTGAGGAGATTCATAGTCCTCATCAGCTTGCCCGAGACGCTTGATCTCAAGACTTGACATACCGCTAACATCTACAAATCCAGGCATCGCTCGCTCCTTTTTAACACTATGTCTCTATTATATATCCGGGAATCCAAACTGTCAACCAGGGAGTGCCGGCCAAAAGAAAAGAGCTGTTGTATTTCTACAACAGCCCTCAAACCCGCCCCGGGAGCGAATCGGTTTGGAGTTTGAAACCCTAACTTAGACCTTGATGCCCAAAGTCTGTGCCTTGTATGCTAGGGCGACCATTTCGCGGCTAGCTTCACCGAGGCGGTATTCACGAACCATAACACCGTTACCAGCTTTACGGGTGTTAGCGTAAACAGCATAACCGTTCTGGCGGATGCGGCTTACTTCTGCGCTGATATTCTTGATACCGAAACGCTTCTCTGCTTGGGCAGCAGTCAACTTCTCGCCGCTCATTAGAGCTTTCTGTAGTTTAAAAGTCTTGGTCTTACGTGAGTAAAGATATTTCATAATTGCCTTTCCTTAGTTTAAATTAAATGGCTGAGCTATCTCTCAGCGTGTTTTGATTATACAGTCATTCCGATCAGCGAGTCAACCACTGATCTTACCGTTTTACCTTGACCGTAGGACTCACAGCACCACCCAGGATCAGAGCAGCTAGCCACGTCCAAATGGTATAGGGGATAGCCAGCGCTGGGAACAGGGTGTTCATGCTCCAGATCAACAGCAAAGGTCCTGCGAGGATCAGCACGATGATCATTAGTGCGATCCCGATGATTCCAACATTATTCATCGTAGTTCTCCATTTCATCAATCTCTTGTTGAGCTGCTAGCTCAGCGATCTCTCGATCGATCAGCTGGGCATCTCGTTTACCGTTAATGCTGGTGCCCTTTTGGTAGACTCGCCAGATATGTTCGCCGCAGTAGTGACGACCACCTACGGTCTGGGCCCCGCAATACTTCAAGGGGTAGTGCTTGAGCGGATCCTGGTCCGCTCCGATAAATTGGCACCCTTCCATTAACATGCTCCTTTCATCACAGTTACACGAGCCACGTCTTGCCAGTTAGCGGGCATGCTCTTGCGCAAGTCTGCTACCTTCAACACAGTACGCAGGCTAAGCTCACGCATCTTAGCACGATTGTCAACGATGAAGTTGATGATCTCAGCTTTGGCTTCGTCTTCGAACTCATAGTGATCCAGCATGCCGTCTTCGGTGATCTGCTTGATGCGCAGGACCTTTTCACGATCAGTGTCCATCTGGAGATCGATATAGTGACAGCGTGACTCCAAGGCACTCAGGTGATCTTGAAGTTTCTTAGAACGAACGTTCTCGAACTTGATGTTCGTGATAAAGATAGCACCTGCTTTAAACTCGAACTTGTCAGGGATACCCTCTGTGCGCAGTACACGGCTATCAGTGTTCCAGCTAATAGTACGTTTCTTAGAGCTATCTAAAGCAGCCTTGAGGATGTTCAAGCTCAAGTCGTCAAGCAGTACAGAGTCACAGTCGTCGAAGACCACAACGTTGCCTTTTTCGCTGTACTGATAGAGCTTGCTGTAGAGACCCACGGCACTCATAGCACCTTTAACGATCTCATACTTGGGTCGCTTGTTACCTAGCGTATTGAACAGATCTTGTCTGCTTAGTACTTCTTCAACACCGAAGCTCTTGCCCACACCTGGAGGGCCAGTGACGATCATAGCACGTACAGTACCTTCTTTCACAGCCTGAGTCATAGAGCTAAGGATCTCGAAACGCTTGCGTAGACGCTCGATGATCTCTTCGTCTGACTCGTGTGCTACTACAGCATCCGAAACTCGAATCTGTTCCAAGCTTTTATCCCCTACAGGAGTTGCTGGCACTTCACCGGCTACAACCACGTAGCTCTGAGCTGATGCGCATTTAATACGGATACCACGATCTGGGATGCCCGAGTTCTTGGGCTGTACCGAGCCACCGTTAACAGTGACATAGCCTCCCTGGGCACCTTCTTTATATTGCTCGATAAGTTCGAAACGGTAGCCTGCCATAGACGTATCCTGTCCACGGATCTTGTACGTACCTTCTCGAATCTCTACAATTGCTGGCATAGTTCTTCGCTCCTATGTGTGTGTGTTTAAAATCGTATTGTACTGCCATTAGGGGCTGTTGTCAACCCCTAATAACCCTACAACCTTTTAGGTTATTCTTCCTCTGCTAGCAGAGCTTCAGTTGCTTCTCGGGCCAACGCATCATCTAGCAGCTCGTAGGGCTTGCCATATTGGCAGACATACCAATTACCATCCCTGCGAAGTATGTACTCATATTCCTCATACTGGTGGTTAGCCTTGTAGTCCTCAAAGTCCTGGAACCTTCGAGCTTCGATACCAGTCTCGCCACGATCACGTCCATAGAATGTAGTGGCACCTTCAGCCATAGCAGCTTCGTGATCTGCCTTGTCGCCTTCGAACGGGCTGAACGCATGCTGGCGCCCAATGTTAATGTTCAGCGAGCTGACATCTCCCAGGTCTATGAGTTGCTGTACCTTGAAAGGGTCCTTATAGTGCTCAAACAGGATCTTGCCGTTGTGATCGATGTAGCCGTCCCAGTGACAGTAGACCTGATCCACTGTGCCGTCTGCGTATTCTAATGCGATAGTGCTGCGAGTTGCCATAAGTTTCGCTCCTTGTTGTCTAACTCAGCCTACAGTATAACAGGGGGCGAACCCCCTGTCAACCAATCTTTAAATACCCCGGAACGCTGTCAGGGCATTCTGTGCGTCTGCGTCCAACATACAGGCATCCATGGCCTTACGCTTCTCACGCTCTACTTCTCCCACATAGGCGCAGAGTGCTTCTTTCTTGGCCTCCATCGCGGGCCATACTACGTCTGAGGGGTTAAGGTAAGGACCAGTGTAGTCCTGCTTTTCCTCTTTAAGGGTAATCTCGCCAGTGCGGATGCCCTCGAAGACCATGCCCCATGTGGGCTGTTCAGCTCGGCCTGCGGGCCCGTAAAGTTCTACACGTTTGGCCTGGATCTTCTCACGTGCGATCTCTTCCAGACGACCTAGGAAATAGTCTCTTTGTGCTTGTTCCATCTTTCGCTCCTTTTTAATTAACATGACTCAATTATAACAGGGCACCCGGGCCCTGTCAACTACTTCTTCGAGACCTTGTAGCCCAGTGCCTCGAGCTCTTTGATCTGCTCCTTGATATGCTCGGCAGCATCCCGGGCACGCTCTGCCTTCTTCTTGGCTTCGAATTCCTTGGTCACTTCAGCCTCGGCCTTGTTGAGCTGCTTCTCCAGCTGGTCGATGACCTTGGTGCGGCAGTGGTAGGCTGATTCCACGACCATGTCCTCGTCAAGCAATTCTGTGAGATCCTTGGTCAATGCTGCTAGGAACTTGGTGTCTGCCAAGATCTCCTTGACCGCAGCCTTTTCATCGATCTTAGCCAGCTTGACAGCTTCTTCCGAATAGTCCCCGACTGTGTAGCCCACGAGGTCCTCTACAGCGATCTTAAGGTGTTTAGGGTTTACTGTGATCTGCATTTAACGCTCCTTTTTAATTAACATGACTCTAGTATAACAGCCTAGCTGCCAGTTGTCAACCTAAGCTGGTGTGGCTGATCAGCCACAGGCTCGAAAGCTTCGATAAACGTGTGGTGGGTATCCCCTGAACGCCGGATGCAGCGATCCGCAGCAGCATAGAGAGCTGCCCAGGTCTTGCCCTCGATGGTCTCTGTGACGGGCTGATCACCCCAATGATCGCGATAGTGTACTGTCTGGGCATCCACATAAGGGTGCGGATGGCCAAGGTCTTCCACTTCATAGAGGCTCCACGAGGTCTTGAGCCCTAGCTGTTCGCGCACAGAGTGATAGTGCTTATACTTGCGATCGAACGCTGCGTTGTCCTGATCGTAGGCCGAACGCAGTGCCTCACGGATGCGTTCCGCTGCGGCCTCACCACCCAGGCCCTGATGCTGCATCTCCCACAGTGTGTTGTGGATGGTCTTGAAGTCTTCTGCTGAAATAACGACATCACAGTTCATGACACGGCCCTTTCTGAGTGTTTGATAGCCATTAGTGTAAACTTATGCGCCAAAGCTGTCAACTGTTTCTTAGCCTCATGCATGGTATCCCAGATCATGTCCTCTGCGATGCCATCGGTCAATACCTGTCGTGCATCCTCGTACATGCAGCCGCCCATGACCGCATCAGCCAGCTCTACGCCCTCGACCATGACCCGTATACGCAGCTGGAACCAATCATAGCGGCCCGAGTCGATGTCTTGGCAGAGCTGGTCTATGTCCCAGCCCTCGCCAAAGCAGTCTGAGGGATGCATGTCCTCCCAGGTCTTGTCCACGATGATCTTGAAACCATCGCGATCATATTCAGCCAATGTTTCGTAATGCCGCATCTTCGCTCCTTTCACTATAGCTCGAGTATACTACAGACCCAGGCCCTTGTCAACTACATAGTCCAGTAGAGCTCAGAGCTGGGATCGCAGGATCGTGGAGTGTTCTGGGCCAGCTCCACTTCAGCTCCTGTGATGAGATTCCGCACCAGCCTACGTGACTCTATGAATTGGTGGAAGTATTGGCTGTCAGCACAACCCCAGTCAAACATGGGTCCCTCTGTTGAAACGAATGCAGCTGAGCCACGGAGGAACTCATTGTGCCTACGGGTACGCCAGGCCGTGGCGGTCTTGTGGCTGGAGCAGGTCTTTAGGATCTGCGTAGTCTCTCGATCATATACATACCACATCACGCACCTCGCTTGTCTGTGTTGTAAAACGGATTTTCTGCTCGGATGATCTCTCGCTCACGGAGGTGTGCTTCACGCTTGCCACGGACCAGCTCGCGCACACGGATATCAACTTGCTCTTTGCTCTCCAAGCCACGCAAGAACTGGCACAAGGCCCACTCCTTGCTCTCTGTTTTAGCACGATAGTAGTGCTTGGCTGCTCGTGCCCGGATGCTCTTTAATACAGTGGTCTCCGTCTTAGCGGTAACGCCCACGTATGAACCCTGGGGACCCTGGATCTCGTATATGATGTGGTTACGGTCTGTTCTTTTCTTACGCATGGCTCGCTCCTTCAACATACCTATATTATATCACCAAACGGCCCTGTCGTCAACCAAAAAAAGAGCACCCTTTGGGTGCCCTAAGTAAGTGCCCGCTAACTTATGCGGGTATCTCGTCCGATCGATAGCCCGTGACTGCGTAGATGCTGCCCTTCAAGTTCTCGTAGTCAAAGTAAGCAGCTTCGAGCCCTTCGCTGTCATAGTAGCAAACGACTCCCCCTACATCTTCCCTGCGCAAGCCCTGCAAGTGCTCTGCTGCTTCACGCTCGAACTGCTCTGTATAAAACTCAGTGCTGTCTGCGTCGCCGTGCTGTCCCTGTTCCCACTGTGAGAGATAGTTGTGCGTATAGCGTTTTGACATTGTGCGCTCCTCTTAGTTAAAAAACAATTATAGCAGCAGGGCGCCAAACAGTCAACCAAAATGACATCGCGATGGCCGCGACACTCCTGGAGCTGGAACCCTGAGGACCCTTAGCTCCTCGAGATGGCCCTGCCCAAACCGCGGTCCAAAAGCCACACTGTTAGGCACTGCCCACTGTTAGTCAGCGCTGACTAACTGGACGCCTACTGAGCTGCAGAGACCCTAGCTGTGGAAGGGTTATCCGGGCCTATGAGCTTCGGCGTGACAGTTAGCACAGAGTAGTTGGCATTTACTAACTTCAGCTCTAAGCTCTTCTATAGGGCTACCTCGCCGTCCGCTGATGCCAAACTCTTTCTGTGTAGGGTCTAGATGATGCCACTGTAGGGCTCCGTAGTATCGATCGTATCCACATTGCTCGCAGCGGCCCCCACGTTCTTCGATGAGCTGGTCTAGCTTGTCTCTAGCGGATCGATGGGTCTTCTTGTTCCAGCAGCTCTTACAGTAATATTGGCTACGCTGATAGAAATGTTCGGGGTCGGTGTCGCCGCAGCTACGACACCGTCCTCTAGTGGAAGATGACTGGGTCTTCAGCCCCTGAGTATACTTCTTCACAGTGCTGTAGCCCAGGCCTAACCGATCTGCGATCTCTCTTTTGGTTAAACCCTGATTATGTAAATCTATGGCCTGTTGTTTTATCGTAGCTCTCCTTTAGAGTATTTAGCTCTAACCTGAGAGTGGCCCGGCGACCAGGAATCGAACCTGGATTTAGGGTTTAGAAGACCCTTGTTCTGTCCATTGAACTATCGCCAGTTGTCTTGGTCTGACTGGCCGGAATCGAACCGGCATGACCGAAGTCGACCTATTCCATCACAGTCGCATTTTAAATACCTAGCAGCGGGGTCTATCCCTTGCGCTGCTTGTCTGGTGGGCCCAGTAGGAATCGAACCTACACTCAAGCGATTATGAGTCGCCTGCTTTACCATTAAGCTATAGGCCCGTATAGTTTACTTACGCTGTGACAACCCCCGCTCTAGCCAAACCTGGAGATCATCTAGTCGATTGGGTGATTGGAACACCTCCGGTGCATGATGTGCTGCACGATCCATGTCCCACACGCCAGGATAATGACGCAGCGCAGAACTAGCACGAGCCCGTACCGCTCTAGGAACCCTTGGCGTCACAGAAGGATCACAGAGATCCTTCAGCAGCCGTTCTGCAGCTAGCACAGCTCTATATCGTTCATCTGGTAATGTCATAGAATCCAGTCTGTTTAACAATCTATGTGTATATTATATGCTATACACAGATAAAAGTCAACTCTGCACAGCGGGGCCTAGACGCCAAACAGCCCGATCACGGGCTCGCACCACGAGCTAGAGCCACTCAGCATGTTATAACAGCCTATGAAGTCAGCCAGGAAGACCAACAGCAAGAATAGTGCCAGCAGAGCTAGGATCAATCCAGTAGTATAACGCATATATGTTATATATGATCTCTAGCAGCGGGGCCAATACTAGAGTGACCCAGTGTGATCAGAACAGACCTATCACAGCCGACCTGCTGCTGCACGATGATATCATCCAGCATACCAGCAGACCCCTAACATATACGTATAGCAGTCTCAGTTACTCCACGGTGTATATAGTCAAGAACACAGTATAGCTAGGATGTGCGCAGCGGGGCCTCCGTATACAGGCGGCAGCGCGGTTCGGTACGCTGGTTTTATTGTGATAGATAGTGGATCCTGGTAGAAAAACCCTGGGAGAATGGTGGGATCACCCTGGAGAAATGGTTGAAAACGGTCCGCTAGAGCTGGGTCCCAGGGCGAAAACTATATAACTACAAGTTGGTGTCAGAGTGGTTTAAGAGGCTTAGTTAAAATACTCTGCACTATTCTGCACTATTCCACACAGAACCACACAAATCCACACCCTAACCCCCAGTTTCCAGCCACTTTTCACACAAAACCTGTAAAAATCACTGTTTTTCCGCGCCTACTGAGCAAAAACCCTGCTTTTTCGCCCAGCGAATCACACTCTGTCGTCTAGGATCTCCACAGTATCTATGGTGTCTTCTACTATACACCACGTGGCTGTTGCTATGCTGCCATCTAGAAGTCTACACTGTTCAACTTCCCAATTGTCCGAGAGTTCTACACGTTCTACTCTATGATGGAAGCCCAAGTCTCTGTTACGTGATCGCTGTGCTATACGTGCGCCGGCTAGGCTCATATAGTAGCCTAGGCGTAGACCGGTATCTCTGTGTGTCAGATAATAAACGGTCTTAAGCACAGTGCCACCAACACGATCACTAGG